GCGGTCAATCACGGCCAGCGCAGCGTCACCAAATAGCTTGCAGCACACATGCTCATCAACTGGCGTGTTTTCCCCGCCGCAGTACGGGCACGAGAGGTACGTCCTGAGATTGGAGCGCACCTCGATGATCTGGTCGCGAATGTAGTCGAGCTTCTGTTCCGGCGAGAGCGCGGCAGCATTTATCATGGCTTACGATCTCTTTCGGCGGGAAACCATGCTTCCTTCGCCAATGTCAGGATATTTACTATGGACCTTGGCGCGAACCTCTGCCTCTACTGGCTTACCGGATGCGCGGGCGAGAGCGTTTCTAGCGTGAGAAGCGTCCTGGATGGGGTAGGAACGATCTGGCCCCGCAAATTCTTTGCCGGGGAGGGCGTTGCGCCTTTTTGCTGTCAGCAGGCTCATTTCTTCCTCCGCGCCGAAATCATGCTGCCCTTACGCTCCGGCAATCCGCTCTCTTTAGTGTCGGCGAACTCATGAAGCTGGCTTTTCTTCATTTTGAGCAGCCCGCGATTTCTTGGATACAGTTCGGACGGGTGATGCTCCGCGATAGCCATCACCCGTCGTTCCGCCTTGGATACCGAAGGCATCCGTTCTTACAGACCACCGACCACGCGGTAGGTCACGGTTACTTTGAGCGTCCCGGTGCCGGTGATGAACGGCGCGCTGGCATTCGAGATATACACCGCCGCATTGATCGCATAAGCGCCCAAGTCAGAGGTATATGTCCCCGTCAGCACATCGATTGCGGTCGCTGTCGGCGTAGTCAGGAAGGTAGCCGCAACGGTGGTAGATGCCGGATAAGTCAGGTTGCTGTTCCCGTAATACGCTCCGATTGCTCCGCCGTTGGCATAGGCGGTTCCGGTGTTCAGATTCTCCAGAACCACTTGATCCAAGATGATCGCGGTGTTGGCCCCGCCGGCAGGAATCAACTGAACTGGAGTGACTTGCATCCCAAGAACCTGCGCATTGGTCAGCGTGGTGGTGTTGGTCAGGATTGGGTAGATGCCAGTTCCGCCCAAATGATTGTCGGTGACCGTCACGCCAGAGGGAATGGTGGCCGCTGCCAGAATGCCAGCCGTTCCGCCGAGTTGGTACCATCCGGCATCCACAATCACAATACCGCCGCCAGACGCGTGGCAATCGTTGATAGCTTCCTGAAGGCCGACTGTTGCGCTGGCTACCGGATCGCCCGTGCCGTGTGCGTGGGCATAGGTAGCAGCGGTGAAGTTGCTTGATTGGTAAACCTGCGGCGTGCCATTGCTCACAGCCGATGGCGTTACCGTGTCGGCATTCGCTCCAAGTCCAACTGTCACATTGGCGTTGGTGTTGAGCGGCGAAAGGATTGTGCCGTCATTGAGGGTAATGATCCCGAAAGCCAGCGATAGCGTCTGGGTTGAAGTGTTGGCTCCTACGCCACCAGGCAAATCAACCTGGAGCGCGTCTACGCCGGAACCGCTGACGCCGTAGGCATAAGCGGCGGCGCGAAACATCCCGGCAAAGAAAGTCGGATTCTTGAGGCTCATTTCATTCTCCAAGGGCTGATTGCCCGGTTAGTACAAACTCTGGTCCTCTTCCGGCTCTTCGCCGCCGTCGTCCTTTGGTTCCTGTTCCTCTTCGTTGAAGAACTTTCCCATGTGGGCTTTAAGCTCTTCAATGTTCTCGTGATCGTGAGCACCTTGTTCGGGCTCGTGCTTGCCCTGCTCGTCGATGCCGTGCGATTTCATGCCGTAGCCGTCATGCGACACGACCATGTGTTTCGATCCAGGTTCGGCAGCGTGGAGAGATTCGGCGGCAGCGTGCATGTGATCGCCCTCTGGTTGCTCGCCGGTATCGACATGCTCAGGAGCCTTCTTCTCTTCCATCGGCTCTGGGCGGCGGGGATTGCGTAAACGCGAAAGGGACTCAGCCATGGGATTCCTCTTCTGTCGGTTGAAGGGCTGGAATACTCAGCGCCGGGTGATTCTCGACGGCAGTCAGGCGCGCGTGGAGGGATTCGAGCGTGATAGCGGGAGGCGGAGGTTGAAGCTGCCCTGAACGCTCGTTAGCCACGGCATCCAGAACGGCTTTCTGCTCATTGTTCATGCGATCTCCTCTAAATCATTTGCCTTTTCAGCAGCGGAGCGGAACTGCTTCCAGGTGGTGCGCTTTGGTTTCGGTTCAATTTTCGGCCTAGCGGCTTCGGATGTCAAATGTTTTTCGAGTTCCAAGACGCGCTTGTCGAGAGCGATGACAATTTCTCCGTCCGCCAAGCATTGATTCAAAGGCTCGTCTAGGCTCTTAAGTTCGGATGTTAATCCATTTCGTAATTCATCGCATTGCTTAGCAAACCAAAGGCGCTCGTTCTCGACGCGCTTTTCCATTTCTCCGATCCGCCTATGCGCCGCCTTCAATGCTCTCGCCAGCGTCAGATTCTCACGTTCCAGCGCCTCGATTCCTAGCCATCTCTTTATCGTGCCGACCATCGCGTCCTCCGCTTACCCTTATTTCGCTCCTTGGCCCCAAAACGCTTCATTGCCATCGCCAGTTCGGTAACCTGCTCCGCCGTTGGTGTCGATCCGGGTTCAACGATGGTGGCCGCTAACTCGGACCTGCGCACTTCCATTGGAACTTTAGTCGTTCCAAGCATATCCTGCAAGCCGTATCTCAATTCGTCGCCCACATCGTCGTACATGTGCTCGGTCTTGAGCACATCCTCGCCACCTTTATCTGAATCGTATTCGAGCGATGGGATCGCCGCTAGAGCCTCTGGGCACATGTCGGAGATGAACCACGAATCATCCTGAATCAAAGAGTACATGAAGCGCCAGCCGACCACGCGAGAACCTGGTCCCATGTTTGCTGGCTGCGGTTCGGGAAGATTGGGAGCGCCCGAGGATAGAAGCTGCGCCGCCGTGCGTTGGCTGGTCTTTTCCCCGAAAGCATCGCTCGACAGAATCCACGCCTTGAGCTTTTGCGCCCCGATCTGGCTTTGAATCGTCGCAGCGAGTTGAACCTCGTCACGGCCCGTATCTCCTAAACTTTCGACATGTTCCAAGATGGTAAACACGCAACGCCGCGGTGCATCCCAGTTCCTGCCGAGTAATCGGGCCTGCTCGGGGCTGACGAACCCCACTGCGTGCATGTGGAATGGGCTGTGATGTTTGAAGCCCCAATCCTGACTGCCCCAATGCGTCCACCAGCTTTGCACGATCTGCATACAGATGGCGTGGGGAACCTTGCGCTCCGACTCCTCGAAGTTGATGAAGTATTGTCCTTCGGGAATAGTCCAGTCGCCGTCCAGTAGGGCTTTGCGCTTCTTATCAGGTAAGCCTTCGAGCGACTGCCGATAGTCGGGACCAAGGAAAGGATTATCTGAAAGCAGCGCCGGAACGAACTTGAACTCATGCGCCAGATGCTTTAGCTCTTTGGGGAACTTGTGATCAGGCCATAGAGACTTGACCCATTGCAAGCCGATTCCGGTCGGGTTTGTCGCCCCAAGGAAGCACGGACGCACGATACCAGGCGTGCGCAGCCGGAACAGCACCAGATCCTCAAAGACCTCGCGCTTGTTCTCGGTTAGCTCTTCGACGGCGATATCGCAGAACTCGGCTGATTTGTAGCTGTTCGGGTCCTGTAGATTGCGCAGCGCAATCCGCCCACCGCCGAACTCCTCTTTAACAAAGAAGCACAGCCCCTCTTTCTCGGTGCGCTTGGTCTGCCCAATCCACTCTGGAAATTCTCGCTCTATTTTGCTGATTTGCCGATCCTGAAGCGTGGGGTAATCGACTGAGAAAAGACCTACCGTTAGGCCGAGGATGCCTGTCGCGGCGTACCGCTTGAATAGCTGCCTTAAGCACCACCATCGTAGCAAGTAAGACTTGCCGCCGCCCGCGCCGCCACCGTAGAGCACGAAGCGGTAAAGGTCAGTGATCTTGAGACATTCAAGCTGCTTCGGCGTCAGGCCCATCAGCGACGATAGGCGAACGTCCTCTATCGCGCCAGCCAACTAGTCCACCTTGATGTTTTTCATCAAAACAGGCCCGTCGTAGCTGCCAATCCTGATTTCACCTGGAGGCACACGAGAATCTGTCACAAAATGAGGGAGCGGGAACGAGCTGATCTGATTAGGGCAAGTTTTAACGGCGCATTCCAGCTCTTCTCTGAGGCGTTGCGGATCGACGCCACGATTCACCATTTCACAGACCGCTGCGAAGAATTCGTCTAGCTGCATATTTACCTCGTCGGCCACATCACCTCGAAACAACCAAACTGCCGGACGTAGGAGCGATGGCGAACGTGAAGCGCAGCCAGCCAGTTGATAAGTTGTAGGCTAAGGAAGCGCCAGGAGGAACAATGCAGCCCGAAAGGTTCTGATAATCTGCCGCAGTATCCTGAAACGCGAACTGGCCCGTCGCCTGCTGATTGGTTGTGTTGACGATCATTACAGTCAGTCCGGCACCATTCGGCGGTGGGGCAACAGCAAGAGCCTGGCTGGTCGTAATTCCAGAGTCCGTGGCCGCATTGTTGACGACCGAAATAGGCGCTCCCTGATAGAGTGCCGCAGTCTGACTCGCTCCGTAGGATGGCATGAAATCACCTCGACTTGAGTTTACACCACTTTTGGTGGCCGACCAGAGCGCCACAGTCGGAGCATGGCGGCTCATTTGCAGGCCACATTTTTCGAGGGTACTTATCGCGCGTCGAGATGCTTTCTATATTTGGAGGGGCTGCCGCATGCGCCGGCGTCTCAGTGTTAGGTCTTCCACCTTTGCGACTCTTGCGCATGGCCTGAGTCCGCCGCGCCCACTCCGATTTGATCTGCGCATCGGTAGCCTGCCGTAATGCTTCCTCTATCAACATGCTGTTAGCTTACTACATGTTGTTAGACATCCGCAATCACCCGCTTGATCGCCACTTCGCCGGAGTGGTTCAAATCGACCTTCTCGCCGTATTTCTTTGGAGCCAGCTTGCTCATCAGCCACTTGCGCGCATCCACGCGGAGCCGGGAACGGTTAATAACGTCGTGCTCTGTGCGCATGTTTCCATCATCATCGACGTAGGTATCGTTTGAGCCATCATCAGCAATATCAATGATTTCCTGCGCCATGACTTCCATTTGCGCTTCACGAGCGCGCGTGTATTGCTCCGAGAAAGTCTTTTGCTCAGAAAGCCACTTGAAAATCGTCGAGTTTGCAGGCATATCAGGGTCCAGACAAATCTTGCGAACCGATTCCCCGTTTGCGATCCGCAAACAAATGAAGTCAGCTACTTGGGGAGTGTATTCGGTAGAGCGCGCCATGTTTAGCATTCTACACCCACGCAGTAACGTGTTACCAGAAAGTAAGCGATACGGTACTTTTGTTATCTTGCGCCGTTTTAGAATGAGCCGATAATTGGAAGCAGTTAAGGAGATGCAAATGGGCAAC